TGTCCGTGCAACGCTGGCAGCTTGATCTGAGCTGTACTGGCAAAATCGGGAGAAGGACGACCGCGGCCACCCTTAAGAACTGGCAGCGAAGCTGTCCGGAGGAGTGAATGGTTACAGTCGCTGAACTGCAGGCGCTGCGTCAGGCGCGCCTTGATTTATTAACCGGTAAACGGTGGTGTCTGTCCAGAAAGATGGTCGCAGAATTGAATACGGCGGCTTCTCTGGATGAGCTTAACCGGGCGATCAATGATGCGGAGTCGGTACTGGGACAACCCGGCGTCGCCGTCGTCCGCTGGGAGTGAGGTTATGAAACGAACGCCTGTCTGATTGATGTGAACGGCGTTCCGCTTCGTGAGAGTCTCAGCTACAACGGGGGCGGTGCAGGATTTGGCGGGCAAATGGCGGCGTGGTTGCCACCGGCGCAGAGTGCCGATGCCGGCCCTGCTGCCCGCGTGCGTCTGGGGAATGCCCGGCAGATGATCTGGTGCGCAATAACGGAATAGCGGCCAATGCGGTGCACTGCATAAGGATCACATTGTCGGGCATATGTTCTTATCAGCTACCGTCCGAACTGGCGCTGGCTGGGGATGCGGGAGACCGCAGCAAAAAGCTTTGTCGATGAGGTGGAGGCGGCCTGGTCGGAATACGCCGAAGGGATGTCTGGCGAGATTCGACGTGGAAGGAAAACGCACGTTCACGGAATTTATCCGTGAAGGTGTGGGCGTTCATGCGTTTAACGGCGAAATCTTTGTGCAGCCGGTCTGGGATACGGAAACCACGCAGTTATTCCGTACGCGTTTTAAAGCCGTGAGTCCGAAACGGGTGGACACGCCAGGACACGGTATGGGGAACCGTTTTCTGCGGGCCGGGGTGGAGGTCGATCGATATGGCCGTGCCGTTGCGTACCATATCTGTGAGGATGATTTTCCTCGCTCCGGGAGTGGACGATGGGAACGGATCCCGCGTGAACTTCCCACCGGGCGTCCGGCCATGCTGCATATTTTCGAGCCGGTGGAGGACGGGCAGACCCGTGGGGCCAACCAGTTTTACAGCGTCATGGAACGGCTGAAGATGCTCGATTCCCTGCAGGCAACACAGCTTCAGTCGGCCATTGTGAAAGCCATGTATGCAGCGACGATTGAAAGTGACCTTGATACCGAAAAGGCCTTTGAATATATCGCCGGTGCGCCGCAGGGGCAGAAGGATAATCCGCTTATTAATATTCTGGAGAAGTTCTCCAGCTGGTATGACACGAATAACGTGACGCTGGGTGGTGTCAAAATTCCGCACCTTTTCCCCGGGGATGATCTGAAACTACAGACTGCGCAGGATTCAGACAATGGATTTTCGGCGCTTGAACAGGCGCTGCTGCGGTATATCGCCGCCGGTCTTGGCGTTTCCTACGAACAGTTGTCCCGTGATTACTCGAAGGTCAGTTATTCAAGTGCCAGGGCCTCTGCCAATGAGTCGTGGCGCTATTTTATGGGGCGGCGAAAATTTATTGCGGCCCGGCTGGCCACGCAGATGTTTTCCTACTGGCTGGAAGAGGCACTTCTTCGGGGGATTATCCGTCCGCCACGGGCGCGTTTTGATTTTTATCAGGCGCGATCAGCCTGGTCACGGGCAGAGTGGATTGGTGCCGGAAGAATGGCCATTGACGGGCTCAAGGAGGTTCAGGAATCGGTGATGCGCATTGAGGCCGGACTGAGCACGTATGAGAAAGAGCCGGCGCTGATGGGCGAGGATTATCAGGACATTTTCCGCCAGCAGGTCAGGGAATCTGCAGAGCGGCAAAAAGCCGGACTCTCACGTCCGGTGTGGATAGCGCAGGCGTATCAGCAGCAGATAGCGGAGAGTCGCAGGCCGGAAGAGGAGACAACACCCCGTGAGACGTAATCTTTCACACATTATTGCCGCAGCATTCAATGAACCGCTGCTTCTGGAGCCCGCCTATGCGCGGGTTTTCTTTTGCGCGCTCGGGCGCGAGATGGGGGCAGCAAGTCTTTCGGTACCACAGCAGCAGGTACAGCTTGATGCTCCCGGAATGCTGGCTGAAACGGACGAGTACATGGCCGGAGGTAAACGACCGGCCCGTGTTTACCGGGTGGTGAACGGTATTGCTGTACTGCCGGTGACCGGCACGCTGGTGCACCGGCTGGGGGGTATGCGGCCATTTTCCGGAATGACAGGCTATGACGGCATTGTCGCCTGTCTTCAGCAGGCAATGGCGGATAGCCAGGTGCGGGGCGTACTGCTGGACATTGACAGTCCGGGCGGGCAGGCCGCCGGCGCGTTTGACTGCGCTGACATGATTTACCGCCTCCGTCAGCAGAAGCCGGTCTGGGCACTGTGCAATGACACGGCCTGTTCTGCAGCCATGCTGCTGGCGTCGGCCTGCTCCCGACGGCTGGTTACCCAGACATCCCGTATCGGCTCCATTGGCGTGATGATGAGCCATGTCAGCTATGCCGGTCATCTGGCGCAGGCCGGTGTGGATATCACGCTGATTTACTCAGGGGCGCACAAGGTGGATGGCAATCAGTTTGAAGCCTTACCGGCAGAGGTTCGCCAGAACATGCAGCAGCGCATTGATGCGGCGCGCCGGATGTTTGCCGAAAAAGTGGCCATGTTTACCGGTCTGTCTGTTGATGCCGTCACGGGAACAGAGGCCGCCGTTTTTGAAGGTCAGTCCGGCATTGATGCCGGGCTGGCGGATGAATTAGTCAATGCGTCGGATGCCATCAGTGTGATGGCCACGGCGCTGAACAGTAATGTCAGAGGAGGCACTATGCCGCAATTAACTGCAACGGAAGCCGCCGCGCAGGAGAACCAGCGAGTGATGGGGATCCTGACATGCCAGGAAGCGAAAGGACGTGAACAGCTTGCCACGATGCTGGCAGGACAACAGGGCATGAGCGTTGAACAGGCCCGGGCGATTCTGGCCGCGGCGGCACCGCAGCAGCCGGTGGCATCCACGCAGAGTGAAGCCGATCGCATTATGGCGTGTGAAGAAGCGAACGGTCGTGAACAACTGGCGGCAACGCTGGCGGCGATGCCGGAGATGACGGTGGAAAAAGCCCGCCCGATCCTGGCTGCTTCACCGCAGGCGGATGCCGGACCCTCACTCCGTGATCAGATCATGGCACTGGATGAGGCAAAAGGGGCTGAGGCGCAGGCTGAACAGCTGGCTGCCTGCCCGGGAATGACTGTGGAGAGCGCCCGGGCTGTGCTGGCTGCGGGATCAGGTAAGGCAGAACCGGTCTCTGCATCCACAACCGCCCTGTTTGAACGCATCATGGCGAACCATTCACCGGCTGCGGTACAGGGTGGCGTGCCACAGACGTCAGCAGACGGTGATGCGGACGTGAAAATGCTCATGGCCATGCCATGAAGTCAGTGCTGACCATCAACAGGAGGTTTTTACAATATGGTAACGAAAAACATCACTGAACAGCGTGCGGAAGTACGTATTTTTGCCGGTAATGATCCGGCTCATACAGCCACAGGCAGCAGCGGGATTTCCTCGGCAACACCGGCACTGACGCCCCTGATGCTGGATGAAGCCAGCGGGAAACTGGTGGTCTGGGACGGACAGAAAGCCGGTAGTGCAGTTGGCATACTGGTACTGCCGCTTGAAGGCACAGAGACGGTACTGACCTATTACAAGTCGGGGACCTTTGCGACGGAGGCAATCCGCTGGCCTGAAAGTGTGGATGAACACAAAAAGGCAAATGCCTTTGCCGGCAGTGCCCTGAGTCACGCGGCGCTGCCGTAACACGTTATCAGGCCACCGCGGTGGCCTGACTGATTTCTGAATGAAAGGAACTGATTTATGGGATTGTTTACGACCCGCCAGTTACTCGGTTATACCGAACAAAAAGTGAAATTTCGTGCGCTGTTTCTGGAGCTGTTTTTCCGCCGTACGGTGAATTTCCATACCGAAGAGGTGATGCTGGACAAAATTACCGGAAAAACGCCGGTGGCGGCCTATGTCTCCCCGGTTGTTGAAGGAAAAGTGCTGCGTCATCGCGGTGGTGAAACCCGCGTGTTACGTCCGGGCTACGTCAAGCCGAAACACGAATTCCCCTGGAGCCGGTAAAAGGAGCCGGTACCACCCTGTGGGTTTATAACGGTCAGGGTGACGCCTATGCAAACCCGTTGTCAGACGATGACTGGCAGCGACTGGCTAAGGTGAAGGATCTGACGCCGGGCGAGATGACGGCAGAATCCTACGATGATAACTACCTGGATGATGAAGACGCGGACTGGACCGCGACCGGGCAGGGGCAGAAATCTGCAGGTGATACCAGTTTTACGCTGGCCTGGAAACCGGGAGAGGAAGGCCAGAAAGGGCTTATAGGCTGGTTTGAAAGCGGCGATGTCCGGGCCTATAAAATCCGTTTTCCGAATGGCACGGTGGATGTGTTTCGTGGCTGGGTCAGCAGTATCGGTAAGGCCGTGACGGCGAAAGAAGTGATCACCCGCACGGTGAAAGTCACTAACGTGGGTAAACCTTCTGTAGCGGAAGAACGCAGCAAAATTACGCCGGTCAGTGCGATTAAGGTGACGCCGACATCCGGTACGGTGGCAAAAGGGAAAACAACCACCCTGACGGTTTCTTTTGAGCCGGAAAGTGCAACAGACAAGACGTTCAGAGCGGTTTCCGCCGATCCGTCGAAAGCCACCATTAGTGTGAAAGATATGACAATTACGGTAAACGGCGTGGCGACAGGTAAGGTGCAGATCCCTGTGGTGAGCGGAAATGGTCAGTTCGCCGCAGTGGCTGAAGTCACCGTTACTGAAGCGGGCGCTGCAGGGTAAACGGAGGTCATACATGTTTCTGAAAACAGAACAATTTGAATATAACGGTGTGTCTGTCACGCTTTCCGAATTGTCTGCGCTGCAGCGTATCGAGCATCTTGCCCTCCTGAAACGGCGTGCAGAACAGGCAGAATCCAGCGGCAACCTGCAGGTAAGCGTGGAAGATCTCGTCAGAACCGGCGCGTTTCTGGTGGCGATGTCCCTGTGGCATAACCATCCACAGAAAACGCAGTCACCGTCAATGAATGAGGCCGTGATGAAGATAGAGCAGGAAGTGCTCACCACCTGGCCTGCCGATGCCATTGCCCGGGCGGAAGACGTGGTGTTGTGCCTGTCCGGGATGAGCGGGGCTGTTCGTCCGGATACTGATATTACTGAAGTGGCGAAAAATAACACGCTGACTGATGATGATTTTTCTGCGGGAAAGTCTTCGACGGCGAGCTGAACTTTGCCCTCAGACTGGCGCGTGAGATGGGGAGACCCGACTGGCGCGCCATGCTTGCCGGGATGACATCCACCGAATATGCCGACTGGCACCGTTTTTACCGCACGCATTATTTTCAGGATACCCAGCTGGATATGCATTTTTCCGGGCTGACGTACGCTGTACTCAGCCTGTTTTTTTGCGATCCGGATATGCATCCCTCTGATTTCAGTCTGCTTGTCCCCCGGCATGAGGAAGAGCAGGTGGAGAGGCCGGATGAGGACAAAATGCTGATGCAGAAAGCGGCAGGACTTGCCGGAGGCGTCCGGTTCGGTGGGGACGGAGGGCGCGATATTTTATCGTCTGCGGATGTGGCGGATGTCATGGTGGATGATGCCGCATTAATGATGGCTTCAGCGGGGATTCCGGGAGGTGTGAGATATGTCCCAGCCGGTTGGTGATCTTGTTATTGACCTGAGTCTGGATGCTGTCCGTTTCGATGAGCAGATGAGCCGGGTAAGGCGTCATTTTTCAGGTCTGGATACCGACGTCAGAAAAACCGCCAGTGCTGTTGAACAGGGCCTGAGCCGCCAGGCGCTGGCTGCACAAAAAGCCGGGATTTCCGTCGGGCAGTATAAAGCGGCCATGCGAACCCTGCCCGCACAGTTTACGGATATCGCCACGCAGCTTGCCGGTGGTCAGAATCCCTGGCTGATCCTGCTGCAACAGGGCGGTCAGGTGAAGGACTCCTTCGGCGGGATGATCCCCATGTTCAGGGGGCTTGCCGGTGCGATCACCCTGCCGATGGTCGGGGTCACCTCGCTGGCGGTGGCGACAGGTGCGCTGGTGTACGCCTGGTACCAGGGAGATTCCACGCTTTCAGCGTTTAATAAAACCCTGGTTCTTTCCGGTAATCAGTCCGGACTGACTGCCGATCGCATGCTGACGCTCTCAAGAGCCGGGCAGGCAGCAGGGCTGACGTTTAACCAGGCGAGAGAGTCACTGGCAGCCCTGGTGAATGCCGGTGTGCGTGGTGGTGAACAGTTTGATGCCATCAACCAGAGTGTCGCGCGTTTTGCTTCTGCATCCGGTGTGGAGGTGGACAAGGTTGCAGAGGCTTTCGGAAAACTGACCACCGACCCTACGTCGGGGCTGATTGCGATGGTGCGCCAGTTCCGTAACGTGACGGCAGAGCAGATTGCGTATGTTGCGCAGCTGCAGCGTTCCGGTGATGAGGCCGGGGCCTTACAGGCGGCGAACGATATCGCCACGAAAGGCTTTGATGAGCAGACCCGTCGCCTGAAAGAAAACATGGGGACACTGGAGACCTGGGCGGATAAAACCGGGAAGGCATTCAAATCGATGTGGGATGCCATTCTGGATATCGGTCGTCCTGAGTCCTCAGCGGATATGCTCGCCAGTGCACAGAAGGCATTTGATGAGGCGGATAAAAAATGGCAGTGGTACCAGAGCCGGAGCCAGCGCCGGGGAAAAACCGCCTCTTTCCGGGCCAACCTTCAGGGCGCATGGAATGACCGGGAAAATGCCCGTCTGGGGCTGGCAGCGGCCACGCTGCAGTCGGATATGGAAAAAGCCGGTGAACTGGCCGCCAGGGACCGGGCCGAACGGGACGCATCACAGCTGAAGTATACCGGAGAGGCGCAGAAGGCGTATGAGCGTCTGCTGACGCCGCTGGAGAAATATACCGCCCGTCAGGAAGAACTGAATAAGGCCCTGAAAGACGGGAAAATCCTGCGGGCGGATTACAACACGCTGATGGCGGCGGCGAAAAAGGATTATGAATCGACGCTGAAAAAGCCGAAGTCGTCAGGAGTCAAAGTGTCAGCCGGTGAGCGTCAGGAAGACCAGGCGCATGCTGCCCTGCTGGCGCTTGAAACCGAGCTCAGGACGCTGGAAAAACACAGCGGTGCGAATGAGAAAATCAGCCAGCAGCGTCGCGATTTATGGAAAGCGGAAAATCAGTATGCGGTCCTGAAAGAGGCTGCCACGAAACGGCAGTTATCTGAGCAGGAAAAATTCCTGCTGGCGCATAAAGACGAGACGCTGGAGTACAAACGCCAGCTGGCTGAGCTGGGAGACAAAGTTGAACACCAGAAACGCCTGAATGAGCTGGCACAGCAGGCGGTGCGGTTTGAGCAGCAGCAGGGCGCGAAGCAGGCGGCAATCAGTGCCCAGGCGCGGGCCTCACCGACCGTCAGGCGCAGCGGGAGTCGGAAGAGCAGCGCCTTCGTGACGTGTACGGTGATAATCCGGATGCGCTGGCGAAGGCCACATCTGCACTGAAGAACACCTGGTCTGCGGAGGAGCAGCTTCGTGGAAGCTGGATGGCCGGACTGAAGTCCGGCTGGGGCGAGTGGGCGGAAAGTGCGACGGACAGTTTTTCGCAGGTTAAAAGTGCTGCCACGCAGACCTTTGACGGTATTGCACAGAATATGGCGGCGATGCTGACCGGTGCAGAGGCAGACTGGCGGGGATTCACCCGTTCGGTGCTGTCCATGATGACAGAAATCCTGCTTAAACAGGCCATGGTGGGCATTGTCGGGCGTATCGGCAGCGCCATTGGCGGTGCTTTCGGTGGTGGTGCGTCTGCCTCCACGGGGACGGCCATTCAGGCTGCGGCGGCGAACTTCCATTTCGCGACCGGGGGATTTACGGGGACGGGGGGTAAATATGAACCTGCGGGAATTGTTCATCGCGGGGAGTTTGTCTTCACGAAGGAGGCAACCAGCCGGATTGGCGTCGGCAACCTGTACCGCCTGATGCGGGGCTATGCGGAAGGGGGTTATGTGGGCGGTGCCGGAAGTCCGGCGCAGATGCGGCGGACGGAAGGCATTAATTTTAATCAGAACAATCACGTGGTGATTCAGAACGACGGCACCAACGGACAGGCGGGGCCGCAGCTGATGAAGGCGGTGTATGACATGGCCCGCAAGGGGGCGCAGGATGAGCTCCGGCTGCAGTTGCGTGATGGCGGTATGTTATCGGGGAGCAGGCGATGAAAACATTTCGCTGGAAAGTGAAGCCGGATATGGAGGTGAACTCGCAGCCATCGGTGCGTGAAGTGCGTTTTGGTGACGGGTATTCGCAGCGTATGGCGGCGGGGCTGAATGCTGACCTGAAAACATACCGTGTGACGCTTTCCGTGACCCGGGAGGAGGCCCGACATCTGGAGGCATTCCTGGCAGAGCACGGAGGCTGGAAGGCATTTTTGTGGAAGCCACCCTATGCATACCGGCAGATAAAGGTGACCTGTGCCGGGTGGTCTGCGCGGGTCGGGATGTTGCGCGTTGAGTTCAGCGCGGAGTTTAAGCAGGTGGTGAACTGATGCAGGATATTCACGGGGAAAGCCTGATCGAGTCGGTTAAATCAGAGCAGTCACCGCGGGTGGTGCTCTGGGAAATCGACCTGACGGTGCAGGGTGGTGAGCGGTATTTTTTCTGCAATGAGCTGAATGAAAAAGGGGAGGCGGTTACCTGGCAGGGGCGGGAATATCAGGCATACCCGATTGACGGCAGCGGTTTTGAGATGAACGGGAAGGGCAGCAGTGCCCGCCCGTCGCTGACGGTGTCGAATCTGTTCGGTCTGGTCACCGGAATGGCGGAGGACCTGCAGAGCCTGGTGGGGGCCACGGTGGTCCGCCGCCGGGTGTATGCCCGTTTTCTGGATGCGGTGAATTTTGTGGCGGGCAATCCGGAAGCGGACCCGGAGCAGGAGCTGAGCGACCGCTGGGTGGTGGAGCAGATGTCAGAGCTGACGGCCATGACAGCCTCGTTTGTGCTGGCAACACCGACGGAGACGGACGGAGCGCTGTTTCCCGGTCGCATTATGCTGGCGAATACCTGTATGTGGGATTACCGGGGAGATGAATGCGGGTATAACGGTCCTGCGGTGGCGGATGAGTTCGACAACCCCACCACGGATATCCGTAAGGACAGATGCAGCAAGTGCATGCGCGGGTGTGAGATGCGCGGCATGGTGGCTAATTTTGGCGGTTTCCTTTCCATCAATAAACTTTCGCAGTAAATCCTGTTTTATGACACAGACTGAATCAGCGATTCTGGTGCATGCCCGGCGGTGTGCGCCTGCGGAGTCGTGCGGCTTCGTGATAGGCACCCCGGAGGGCGAACGGTACCAGCCCTGCGTGAATATCTCCGCAGAGCCGGAGGCGTATTTTCGTATTGCGCCGGAAGACTGGCTGCAGGCAGAGATGCAGGGGGAGATTGTGGCGCTGGTTCACAGCCACCCTGGTGGTCTGCCCTGGCTGAGCGAGGCCGACCGGCGGCTGCAGATAAAGAGTGCCCTGCCCTGGTGGCTGGTCTGCCGGGGGGAAATTCATAAATTCCGCTGTGTGCCGCACCTGACCGGGCGTCGTTTTGAGCACGGGGTGACGGACTGTTACACCCTGTTCCGGGATGCATACCATCTGGCGGGGATAACGCTGCCGGATTTTGAGCGTGAGGATGACTGGTGGCGCAACGGTCAGAACCTTTACCTGGACAATATGGCGGCGACTGGTTTTTACCGGGTGCCCCTGTCCTCTGCACAGGCGGGCGATATCCTGCTGTGCTGCTTTGGCGCATCGGTGGCCAATCATGCCGCCATATACTGCGGCAACGGTGAACTGCTTCACCATCTGCCTGAACAACTGAGTAAACGGGAGAGGTATTCTGAAAAATGGCAACGACGAACGCATTCTGTCTGGCGTCACCGCCACTGGCACGCATCTGCCTTCACGGGGATTTGCAACGATTTGGCCGCCGCCTCAGCCTGTACGTGAACACGGCAGCGGAAGCCATCCGTGCCCTGTCGCTGCAGATGCCGGGATTCCGCCGTCAGATGAACGAAGGCTGGTACCAGATACGTATTCGCGGTGAGGACACGGCACCGGAGGCGGTGTACGCCCGTCTTCACGAACCTCTGGGTGAGGGGGCGGTCATCCATATTGTGCCGCGACTGGCCGGAGCCGGAAAGGGCGGACTGCAGATTGTGCTGGGGGCAGCAGCCATCGTGGGCTCTTTCTTCACCGCCGGCGCAACGATGGCGTTGTGGGGCGCAGCCCTGAGTGCCGGAGGGCTGACTGCCACCACGATGCTGTTCTCACTGGGTGCCAGCATGATACTGGGCGGTGTGGCCCAGATGCTGGCACCGAAGGCAAAAACACCGGAGTACAGGGCGACGGATAACGGTAAACAGAACACGTATTTTTCGTCACTGGATAACATGATTGCCCAGGGGAACCCGATGCCGGTGCCTTATGGTGAAATGCTGGTTGGTTCACGACGGATATCCCAGGACATCAGCACCCGTGATGAGGGCGGAGACGGGAAAGTGGTGGTTATCGGGCGGGGATGAAAATAAAAAAATCCCGCAGAGTTAGCGGAGCTGCGGGAGAGAACGATGAAGATTAACGTTATGGAGTTATTTTTCAGGCATCAAAAAAGTAATGCAGCGTCATTATTGCGGCTACAGGCAATTGCCGGAAATGTGAAGAGTTTCAGAAATTTTATTCCGTCATGACACAGGCACCCTCCGGGGTGCCTGTTGTTTTCTGGCATAAACAGATTCAGACATCAGACAGGAGAGGGGGACAGAGTGGGTAAAGGGGGCGGCAAGGGGCACACGCCGGTAGAGGCAAAGGACAATCTTAAGTCCACGCAGATGATGAGCGTGATTGACGCCATTGGTGAAGGGCCGATTGAAGGTCCGGTGAAGGGGCTGCAGAGTATTCTGGTGAACAAAACCCCACTGACGGACACGGACGGCAATCCCGTGATACACGGTGTGACCGCGGTCTGGCGCGCCGGGGAGCAGGAGCAGACACCGCCGGAAGGTTTTGAGTCATCCGGCTCTGAAACCGCACTGGGCGTGGAAGTGACGAAGGCAAAGCCGGTGACGCGCACCATTACGTCCGCGAACATTGACCGCCTGCGGGTTACCTTCGGGGTGCAGTCACTGGTGCAGACCACCTCACAGGGTGACCGTAACCCGGCATCCGTCCGCCTGCTGATTCAGCTGCAGCGTAACGGTAACTGGGTGACGGAAAAGGATGTCACCATTAACGGCAAGACCACCTCACAGTTCCTCGCTTCGGTGATTCTGGATAATCTGCCTCCCCGTCCCTTTAACATCCGGATGGTCCGGGAGACGGCGGACAGCACCACGGACCAGCTGCAGAACAGAACGCTGTGGTCGTCATACACCGAAATCATCGATGTGAAACAGTGCTACCCGAACACGGCGATTGTGGGGCTGCAGGTGGATGCGGAGCAGTTTGGCGGTCAGCAGATGACGGTGAACTACCATATCCGCGGTCGCATCATCCAGGTACCGTCAAACTATGACCCGGAAAAACGCACGTACAGCGGCATCTGGGACGGCAGCCTGAAACCGGCATACAGCAACAACCCGGCCTGGTGCCTGTGGGACATGCTGACTCACCCGCGCTACGGCATGGGAAAACGCCTGGGGGCGGCGGATGTGGACAAGTGGGCGCTGTATGCCATTGCGCAGTACTGCGACCAGACGGTCCCGGATGGTTTCGGGGGCACAGAGCCGCGGATGACTTTCAATGCGTACCTGTCACAACAGCGTAAGGCGTGGGACGTTCTCAGTGATTTCTGCTCGGCGATGCGCTGTATGCCGGTATGGAACGGGCAGACGCTGACGTTTGTGCAGGACCGTCCGTCAGATGTGGTGTGGCCTACACCAGCAGTGATGTGGTGGTGGATGATAACGGCGTGGGGTTTCGCTACAGCTTCAGCGCCCTGAAGGACCGCCACACGGCGGTGGAGGTGAATTACACCGACCCGCAGAACGGCTGGCAGACCTCCACGGAACTGGTGGAAGACCCGGAAGCCATACTGCGCTACGGACGCAACCTGCTGAAGATGGATGCGTTCGGCTGTACCAGTCGCGGTCAGGCCCACCGTGCCGGGCTGTGGGTGATAAAGACCGGACTGCTGGAAACGCAGACGGTGGATTTCACGCTCGGGTCACAGGGGCTGCGTCACACACCCGGTGACATTATTGAAATCTGTGATAACGACTATGCCGGGACCATGACCGGCGGACGTATCCTGTCCATCGATGCCGCCAGCCGCACCCTGACACTGGACCGTGAGGTGACCCTGCCGGAGACCGGTGCCGCCACGGTGAACCTGATTAACGGCAGCGGTAAGCCGGTGAGCGTGGCCATCACTGCACACCCCGCGCCGGACCGGATACAGGTCAGCACCCTGCCGGATGGCGTGGAGACATACGGTGTGTGGGGGCTCTCCCTGCCGTCACTGCGTCGTCGCCTGTTCCGCTGTGTCTCCATCCGGGAAAACACGGACGGCACCTTTGCCATCACGGCAGTGCAGCACGTACCGGAAAAAGAAGCCATCGTGGATAACGGGGCGCACTTTGACGGCGACCAGAGCGGCACCCTGAACAGCGTCATCCCTCCGGCAGTGCAGCACCTGACGGTGGAGGTGAGTGCAGCTGACAGCCAGTATCTGGCGCAGGCGAAATGGGACACGCCGCGGGTGGTGAAGGGCGTGCGCTTCAGTCTGCGCCTGACCAGTGGAAGCGGTCAGGACAGCCGTCTGGTGACCACCGCCATCACTGCGGATACAGAGCATCGTTTCAGTGGTCTGCCGCTCGGGGAATACACCCTGACAGTCAGGGCAATTAACAGTTATGGCCAGCAGGGGGAACCGGCCATCACCACCTTCCGGATTAACGCGCCAGCAAAACCCGCCACCATTGAACTGACGCCGGGGTATTTTCAGATAACGGCGGTACCGGTGCTGGCGGTGTATGACCCGACGGTGCAGTTTGAGTTCTGGTTTTCGGAAAAACGCATCACGAACACGGCACAGGTGGAAAAATCTGCCCGTTATCTGGGGAGCGGCAGTCAGTGGACTGTCCAGGGAAGCCGGATTAAGCCGGGGACGGATTTCTGGTTTTACGTGCGCAGCGTCAACCTGGTGGGGAAATCTGCGTTTGTGGAAGTCAGCGGGCAGCCCAGCAATGATGGTGAAGGGTATCTGGAATTTTTCCGGGAAAAAATAGGAAAACTGCATCTGGCTCAGGGGCTATGGGAGCTGATAGACAACAGCCAGCTTGCGGATGAGATGGCGGAGATGAAGACCACCATCACGGAAACCCGCAATGAAATCACACAGACGGTCAGTAAAACGCTGGAGAACCAGAGCGCCACTATACAGCAGATACAGCGCGTGCAGAAGGACACAAATGATGACCTGGCTGCGCTGTACATGCTGAAGGTTCAAAAAACGAAAGACGGCATTCCCTATGTGGCCGGGATTGGTGCAGGGATTGAGGATACTGATGGCCAGCCACTGAGCAACATACTGCTGCTGGCTGACCGTATCGCGATGATAAATCCGGAGAGCGGCAACAGCACGCCGTTATTTGTGGCGCAGGGGAATCAGCTGTTCATGAACGACGTGTTCCTGAAGCGACTGTTTGCGGTGAGTATCACCTCGTCCGGCAATCCCCCGACGTTTTCCCTGACGCCGGACGGGCGACTGACGGCGAAAAATGCGGATATCAGTGGCAGTGTGAATGCGAACTCAGGGACGCTCAACAACGTCACGATTAATGAGAACTGTCAGATTAAGGGGAAACTGTCAGCCAACCAGATTGAAGGCGATATTGTCAAAACGGTCAGCAAGTCTTTCCCCCGCACGAGCACTTATGCCAGTGGCACCATCACGGTAAGAATCAGTGATGATCAGAAGTTTGACCGGCAGGTCATGATACCGCCAGTGTTATTCCGCGGTGGTAAGCATGAGAATTTCAACAGTAATAACCAACAGTCATACTGGTATTCAACCTGCCGGTTAAGAGTGACCCGCAATGGTCAGGAGATTTTTAATCAGTCCACGACGGATGCTCAGGGCGTATTTTCCTCAGTTATAGATATGCCTGCCGGACAGGGGACGCTGACACTGACATTCACCGTATCTTCATCAGGAGCGAATAACTGGACACCAACAACCAGTATCAGCGATCTGCTGGTTGTGGTGATGAAAAAATCCACAGCAGGTATCAGTATCAGCTGAATTTTATAACCCATATACGGGCGCCAGAAATGGCGCCTTTTTTATTGCAGAAAAGCGAGAGGTAATTATGCGTAAACTTTATGCCGCCATTTTGTCCGCAGCCATCTGTCTGGCCGTATCCGGCGCGCCTGCATGGGCGTCTGAGCAGCAGGCCACGCTGAGCGCGGGGTATCTTCATGCCCGGACGAGCGCTCCCGGTAGCGATAATCTTAACGGGATTAACGTGAAATACCGTTATGAATTTACGGACACGCTGGGGCTGGTGACGTCATTCAGCTATGCAGGAGACAAGAATCGCCAGCTTACCCGTTACAGCGATACCCGCTGGCATGAAGATTCCGTTCGTAACCGCTGGTTCAGCGTAATGGCGGGGCCGTCTGTGCGCGTGAATGAATGGTTCAGCGCGTATGCGATGGCGGGTGTGGCTTACAGCCGTGTGTCGACTTTCTCCGGGGATTATCTTCGCGTAACTGACAACAAGGGGAAAACGCACGATGTGCTGACCGGAAGTGATGACGGTCGCCACAGCAACACGTCTCTGGCGTGGGGGGCTGGCGTGCAGTTTAACCCGACCGAATCCGTGGCCATTGATATTGCTTATGAAGGCTCCGGCAGTGGCGACTGGCGCACTGACGGTTTCATCGTGGGTGTCGGTTATAAGTTCTGATTAGCCAGGTAACACAGTGTTATGACAGCCCGCCGGTTCAGGCGGGCTTTTTTGTGGGGTGAATATGGCAGTAAAGATTTCAGGTGTACTGAAAGACGGCACAGGAAAACCGGTAGAGAACTGCACCATTCAACTGAAAGCCAGACGTAACAGCGCCACGGTGGTGGTGAACACGGTGGCCTCTGAAAATCCGGATGAAGCCGGTCGTTACAGCATGGACGTTGAGTACGGTCAGTACAGCGTTATTCTGTTGGTGGAAGGGTTCCCGCCGTCACATGCCGGGACCATCACCGTGTATGAAGATTCTCAACCGGGGACGCTGAATGATTTTCTCGGTGCCATGTCGGAGGATGACGTCCGGCCGGAGGCACTGCGTCGTTTTGAACTGATGGTGGAAGAAGCGGCGCGTCACGCTGAGGAGGCGAAGAAGAATGCCGGAGAGGCGGAGACGTCCGCGAGGAATGCCGGCATATCAGCCAGTCAGGCAGAAGAGAGCGCGGCAAATGCTGACACTTCAGCAGGGGATGCATCGGAGTCAGCCCGGCAGGCGGCAGAAAGTGCAGCCGCTGCAAAGCAGTCAGAGGAGGCGTCCTCGTCCTCGGCCTCTGCGGCCGCTCAAAAAGCCAGTGAGTCATCACAAAGTGCAGCAGATGCTGAGTTGTCAAAAAACAGACGGCAGAAAGTGCAGCCGGTAAGCAGCCAGGGATGCAACGACCGCAACAGAAAAAGCCCGGGAGTCAGCAGAAGAAGCGCACAGTCAGCGGAACAAAGCAGGATAGCGCGCGGAAGAGGCCGTAAACCGAATCCCCCGGTGGTGGGGCCTCCCGGGCCAAAGGGGGAACCGGGTCGCGCGTGTCTCAGGGGCCGAAGGGGATAAAGGAGAGCGTGGAGACACCGGCGGCGGGGCAACGGTGAAAGGGGGCCGGCAGGTGATGCTGGTCCGGCAGGCCCGCAGGGGCCG